AACTGAATTATATAAATCGTCTTCTAAATTCCATTCATAATTTTCAGGCACATCATCAAATTCAAACAAATGTCTTTCAGTCAAACCCATTGAAATCCACCTTCTCATTTCATCATCTAACTGGTTGTTTTATTTAAGTTAATATCGTCTTGCCATCACATTCTTTGCAAACGAATAATCGTCCACGGTTAAGTTGCTTACCGCATATCATGCAATTTCCGTTAACGACCACTTCTGATTTCTTCTTTCGTTCTTTACATTCGTACTCTTTCCAGTATTCCTTATGACAGTGGCCATTTAAATTATCCGGGCACTTAGTATCATCGCATTTGCCATTAATCTCGACCCATTTTTTGCCTTCATAAAGGAATCTCATAGAGACCTCCTTGCCGTTAAATTCCGCTAAGTTGTACTTTAGTTATTTGACCGCCAGTAACCATTGCCTCTCTGACAGGTGTTTCTCGCTGTTCAAAGCAGTTATGGGCTTCTCTTGCGTCTACTTCGCAATCCCATTTTCGGCATCGATTATAATACCATTCATAATACTTGCAATCATCGCAATTCATAAGTCCTCCATCTTGATTATTTAAATCACTAAATTTCTTTGATCACTGCTATTAGAAGTATAATGCAACAAGCAAGTCCAACTACAGTGAATAGAAACACCGAATACAAATATATAGCGTTACAGAACCATTCCAGCATACTCGTAGAGACCTCCTATTTAAGTTGGTTAATAGCAATCTTCTTTAGGCTGTTTGCGTGCTTCAGCTTCGCAGTTCTTACAAAGTTCATGTTCGCCGCATTCCATCCTGCAACACCAAGAATATGGTGCATCTTTCATACATTCATCACAGGCATTATTATTCGTTAGGAATACTTTACATTCAGTGTTGAAAAACCAGTCTACCATACTAATAGTAACCTCCTATTTTTAATCGTTGCATGCTAATAAAGGAAGTATCGGCGCAATAGAAAATAAAACGAAGAAAAGTGCTGTTCCAAAATTAGGATCTTCAACAAACGTCATAAGTTCCCATAAACCTGGATAATAATGGTGTATCAAAAAATAACACAAAATGTAAACGAATCCAATTGTGCCATACTTGATTTTAAGTGGTTTCTGTTCCATGATCGACTTCCCCTTTTTCACCCGGACAGAAAATCTGACGAAGATAACGAATAGCTTTATCGACAGTTATGTACATTTTTGCATATTCTTTTCCATCAACTTCCATATAAACAATATCTTTATAAGCATCGTCCATGAAAATAGTAAACCAGATTACTACATCTATATAAGAGATTACGATTTTAGAAAGTTTAAAATCAACAGCTGTGCAATACGCAATTTCATTTTCATCAAGAAACTTTTTGATCTTTTCAAAATTATTCATATGATCACCACATAATATCATCAAACACTACAGGAATTCTCATCTTCAATTCTATGGTCAATCCACGCATCAGTCTACGAATATCAGGATGAGCAGCATTACTGCAACGGAGCTTCAGGATATGTCTCCATTCTCTATAGTTAGCAGTAACACCAATCTCTGTTTTAGTTGAGTTAGGAAGTACAGCTCTAGCATCTTGAGGGGTCATACCAACATCAAGGAGTTTGAAGTATTCCTGCTCAGCGGTGCCTATTGCAGTAATCCATGGGTAAGCCACATCGCTGTCTATAGGATCACTGTCAGATATCCACCATGGTTCTACAAATGCCACTTCGTTATCAAACTTGTCTTTTGAATAGTTGCAATATCTTTGGGATTCCTGAGTGAAACTTGCTAATCTATGTCTAACTAATTCATGAGTGACGGCTCTATCTGTAATAAATATCACACTTAGAGAGCTATGCTCCAATACAGACTCGTGCCCATTCTCTATTAGTTTCTTAATAAACTTTTTTGCGGATTCTCCATCCTCGGTAATTTTATCTTCTGACTTATAACTGATTCGTCCAATTCGTTCGATCCGTTTAAGTTCATTAATGCCACCTTCAGAAATATCACTGATAATTTCAAAGCTAGGTTTAATGATGTTCATGCTGCTCTCCTTGTATCTTCTTAATGAATGAATCGTCGCTAATTTTTTCGTCGAATATCAATAATGAGAATAGAAAGACACTGAATAGACATCCGATAGTAAAGCCTATTAGTAAGTCCATGTTAGGTATCTCCTTTACTCAGGGCATCGAAATCCATCCTAAGTTGAACATACGGCTGTGGTTCTGGTTTAGGAATATCTTTCTTCTTTTTACTTCCATACATTCGTTTAAAGATCTGAATGACTTGTTTATCAGGCATTGAATCAACACTCCGGTTACGAATATAATTGCCGTACCTATCCTTAATCAGAAGCCTCATATCCTCAGGATCCAACCCATATACACTAACTATTTGATGACTCATTCTTAGTATCCTCCGTATGAAGCAAATCCTTTACAATACGATCATATGAAGGGTCTTTTGACCATTTTCTAATTGCACCACTGTATCTATACATGCACGTATCGCACTTATGGATCTTGTTAATTTCAATCCCATTTACATCAATGCCGATTAAGAAGATTTGATCTACATCATATATCCAATTTTCGGATTCGACAGTTCTGTCATAATCATTTGCAAACTGCTCTCCGGCATGCATGGCCGCTTTTAATGAACTAAAGCAACCAATTAAATGATAATAGAAATCATTCGATTTGAGGAAATTCGCAATGACTACATAGATTATCCAATCCATTCTTATGCCTCCATCCATCTTTTGCTTCCACTTAGCCATTTATAAACAGGCGTTGTAAATGGATCAGTTTCATCCGTCTTTTTGCAATAAATGTATGCAGCTATAATCTCATCGCAAAACGGATCGTTAGTATCACTAGACCACTCTTTAAAGAGTTTGTCGCCAGCCTCCATAGCTTTTTCAAGAGTTGAGTAAACTCCACAAATGTTTCTGCGGACACCCCAATCCAGATCATTAGTTAAAGAGATTTCAAGGATGTATGTATCCATTACCATACCCTCCTATTACCCTTAGCCCTCTTCTGTTCTTCTCTCAGCAATTTAGAAGTAATCTTATTAAGTTCGTATCGACTTAATCCCTCGGGCATTTTTGGAGTTTCGATTTTAACAACCAGCCGTTCTTTATCTCGTTCGTTAATAATAGAAATAAAAAGAGCCACCGCAGAACTTGCAGTGGCTATGAGTAACAAGTACCATGCGATGACTCCGACCATTACTTCTTCTCCTCTTCTTTTGTCTCTTTAGTATTGGCTGCCAACTTTATACCGCCCTTCACACCTTCAAAATATATTTCTGAGCGCTTACGTGCTTCATTCCATCCTTTATTATAACCAGCATGATATCCACTAAACCATAGGCACACCATAGAAAAGCCATAGCAAATTCCAGCACAGACAAGACGCTCGTCACGAGACATTTTAGAAAGAACTTTATTCAACATATTATTTTCCCTCCGCGTTGTTGTTTGTTCCGACAGTTTTCACAGGTTTACCATCTTTACTAATTTCCCATTCCATACGAGGCGCCTGCAGAGGACTTCCGTTCTTCATGCTCTGTCCCTGCTGAACACCAGTTACATACATATCCATGGCAATGTTCGCCTGCTTAGCAACCTCTGAACTACCCTTAATATAACCTTTACCAAACCCAATATTGTTTCCGATTGCCAAACCAATCAGTCCGCAGTAAAGGCAGAAAAGTCCATTAATAGCGATAGTAGCTTTAGTATTATTATTCATATTTTTGTCTCCTTTTTATCGTTTCAATCGTTGTGCAGCAGGAAGATCAAGAGTCCATTTTTTACCATTAAAGATTGCACCTACTTCATCAAGGGCAAACCATCCCCAATCAAAATCAGTATGTGTAGTACCTTGATGACAGTAATCATAAAAGGTTCCAACTTGGACACTCCCGTCATTAGCAATTCTTCTTTGTAAAAATTTGAGAGCTTTTATAGCATCATCTTTTGTATAAAATTCAATTTCATCAGGTGCTCGTCGTTCATCATAGCCTACAACTGTTCGTCTTGGTTCATCATAATATCTTCTATAGGATACATACGGACTATCGTTCATGTCTTTTGATGTATATCCGTTCTGGCCCATTAAGCTATCAATAAATTTATGGAGCATATCATTTACAGTTTTAGTTGCTGCCGGAAGAAGAACCTGCCTTAGTACATATGTGGCAGCATCTTTAACTGTGGATTTAAAGAACTGATGTTCGATCTTTTTAGCTATAGATGCTTTCTTTCGGGTTGTAGGTCCACTTAACTGGCTTTCTGTGGTGGCCAATTCTTTCGATTTAGATACATATGAGTTACTTGGATACTGATTAGGCGATATTGAGATATCATTCCTTTCAGCCATTAACTGCCTCCTGTTCTTGAGCTTTCATCTTCTCAATTTGGGTCTTTGCTGCCTCAATTCCCGTCTGGATCTGAGTAATTCCTTCTTCTAATTGATTACCTGCATACTCCCCAAGCACAGCTCCACAATATCCGCTAATAACGCCCGTAGTTATAGAGATGGCCACTTTCTTTACACCTTTAGTATTCGGGCAACAAAGATCTACGAATCCCCCAACTATTTCGCTGACTCCAAATCCGACTACCAGACCGACTACATTTTTAATCACATTAATGTTTATCATTACGCAGCACCTCCATAATTAATTCAGAAGCTGTTTCCGGATCGCAAGTTATCGTAAGTGTCTTTTCACCATGGTGAGTAGTTCCAGAAATATCATTATGTTTTTCAGGTATAAACTTCAGTAGTCTTTTGACACCTGAATAGATTGAGATGCCAGCCATAATCAATCCACAGATGGTATCTATCTTTTCATCTACGCTTTTGCGGACTTCCGTTTCAACAGTCTCTTTGGCTATTACCGTGGCTTTTTGCACATTTTTATGCAAAAATGAATCGAATAGTTTCACGCGCTATCCCCCTCCATAAAAAGAAAAAGGAATGTCATGAATTTCTTCACAACATTCCTATAGTTAATCCTTTGTTCAATTTTCTTTTTATTCGTCCATATCGTCAGATCCTCCTAACTTAGACGCGGCAAATGTTACAATGCCTGTCAACGCGGCTCCACTGAGCAAACCTCCTATAAAAGTCAGTACAGTTTTCTTTTTGTCTTCTACAGGTACAGTCTTCACAACGGTTACCGGGACAGCAGAGTTTTCATTCGTTTGCACGTTAGTCTGCATTTCGGTGTTCTTTTCCATAATGATTTCCTCCATAAAATATAATTTTTGAACCTTTAGGTTTCATTAACAACAGTGTTTTTTCTGCGATTTAGGTCATAGGTTTTCCGGAATATAGATCCCACACCTGATAATTCAGAACTATACATGGAATACCTTCACGATACCATCCATGAGTTACTTTGAAATCAAGCAACTCCATATTCGATCCAACTCTACCGAATCCTAAGTGATTACCCATTTCCAAAGGCGGAAGATTCACAGGATCATCCAACAAGGTGTACATATCATTTAATGTGGTCTGATTGTCCCAGGAATCCCATGCTGTCTTATTAACTGCTGCCTGAGTGTTATTAATTGTATCAATATTGCACCAGAATGCTCGTCCACTGAACGCATCAATAGTTATGTATTTACCATCGTGTGAAATATCAAGCTGATCTTTCAATGGAGAGTTGTCAATAATCTTCTTGGCCCTATCCATCTGAGCTGAGTCATAAAGCTTCTGTTCTTTAGTTTCTCCAAGTGTCTCAACAACCTTATTCTGGTAAGTCGACAGAGCTTCCTGTGTAGCTGCGCATAGACCAGCTACAGCAGCAGTCCTATCCATAGATATCTTTGCGCTGGCGATTCCACTGGCAGTTGCTACTACTGCAGATCCGACTGCTGGAATATAATCCTTTCCACATGCCTGAACAGTTTCTACAATCGTTAACTTGTCTTTTTTAAGCTCTTTCTTCTTCTCTTCAATGTGCTCCATGGCCTTAGGAGTGGCTTTAATACCAAATATCATTGCACTCCAAGTACCGACAACAGATACTGCAGTTAAAATTCCAGGAAGATTGTCCCTGGCTTTTTTCACTACCATCTGAGCTACTTTCTTCATTTTCATATGTATTCCTCCTTACTCCCCACAATAAGATTCGGCCAACTGAGATGAATATACTGGTTCTGTAGAAAAGAATACTGTTACTCTCTTCTTTCCATCATCGGCCATATCCCAATGGTGTTCGAAATCTACCCAAATAGAAACACCCATTTCACTCAGATAATCTACATCATAACCAATAATCGGATCAGATTCGCCAACCTCCATCCCCCAAAGATCGAGCCAATCACTAAATGCCGCTTTGTCTTCTACTTGGATGATCCGGTTGAATTCCATTTCATTTTTGTAGAGGTCTGCTAAAGTGCCAATAACTTGCTGTTTAGTTCGGCCATCAACAATCCAGATCTCTTCGCAATCAGCAGCTTTTGCCTGAAATTTCTCATCTGGATTTTTTTGAAAAACCGTTTTAACATGCTTATTAATATCGTCGGTCACTAATTTCTTCACTTCTTCATATTTCTCTTGTCCTACTACTTTCAAAACCTTATCTTTGTAAAGTTTAAATGCCTCAGCAGTTCCTAATCCGCTTGCTGTAATAACTGCAATCTTCTTAGCATTAATCCTATCAATTCCAATAATGCTAGCTACAGTTAGTCCTCCAACAATAATTGGTGGAGCCACGTCAGGAATAACATCTTTTATAACTTTTGGATCCTTTAAGTCTTTTGCAGTGATTCCTTTCTCTTTGAGACTGGCTCCAGCACGTCCCGATAGATACCCAGTAGCCATTACACCGATGGTTGATAGTCCAGTAAGTATAGTTGACCAGTTCATAAACACCCCTCCTTAATGGTCGAAAAGAAAAAGAAAAAGGATGATTAACAATCATCCTTAATCCATTCAATAATACCGTCCAAAACGGTTTCTGAAATTTTCTCTTTAACTCTAATTACGCCTTGTACAATATTAGTTATAATAGAGGACATCGAGTATGCCATTATTATAAAATTGAATAATGCCAATGCATAATGCCCTTCCATAAGTGTCTTTACAAATGTGTAAATAGAACTATTAGCCATTCCAGCAAACGTTATAAATAGTATCGTGTCAAATACATCAAAGTGTCTCTTAATCCATTCCTTCTTCTCTTCGAACCATTTCTTCATGAGTTTTTACCTCCTAATATAATTTTGTTATAGTTCTCATTAAGAGGCATGTTTTTCTTGCGATTCAAACTCTTTAACTCGTTCATTTAGCTCTTCAGTGTTTATCAGATATAGACCCATGCCTAAATATCTATCTAAATCTCTGATTTTTATATGTAAATCTTTAGTAGCTTTAATTGCCTTCCAATAGAAACTAACAAGATGTACGGCCGTTCTGATAGCATCTGCATTTAATATAATTGCCAGAAGGTATCCCCATGGTTTATTAATGGATATAAACAAAACAGCAGCGCATATTGTTTTTACTATATCCCTCAGTATCCAAAAGCTATAGTGGTTAATTCCAGTAAAACTATTTTTGTCTGTGTAAATCACTATCTTGCTCCTTTTTCAACTTTCCAGCATGTAATCTTGCGTCAATAGCACTTCTTACATACTCTGCAACAGATACCCCGGTGATTCTGGCCTTCTCTTTAACATTCTCAAGAATCTCTTTTTGCATTCTTAGAGAGTACTTAATATCTTTCTTTCGATAGCTTGGCATTCACTACCACCTCTTTAGGTTCGAAATTCACCGGTTTTACAGAACCAAAGTTTGTTGGTTCATCGAGACATTCCCAACACGGATCTTCACTTTCTGATTTATCCGCGTGCACACATTTAGAACAGTATTGATCAAATATCACTATCTTCTCATGTATTTCAGCCATTATTACCCTCCATTAAACGTACCATCCACAGCCATCGCATTCGTGAGTACATGTCGGTTCGATATCATTATTCTCACGATAGGTGCATTTCTTAGGTTCTTCTTTGACGGAATCTTTTTTCAGTTCCTCAATTCGATCACTTAGAAACAGTATTTCTCTTCCGATATTATTCAAACTATCTACAATATCTTGACTCGTATTATCATCCTTCGTTAATTGCATAACCAAAAAAGTGTATTCTTGAAAAGTCATAAATAGATGGTGTTTTGCTAACTCGTAGTTGTCGTTTTTATTATCCATTACGCTTCTCCTTTCACGGTGTCACAAGTATTCTTCGGTATTGGGATAAAATAATCTTTATACTTTTCATGTATCTCGTTTTCTAAAGCATATATTCTCTTTCTCTTAGAAGCCGCGTCTGAATCACATTGGTAAACATCATTGTTAATGCGTAAAAGATCACTATATTTCTCAAGAGCGCATGTCAAGGTATTGATATACCGCAGATACCGCTCATTCAATTCTGATAACTGATAGATATAATTCCTTAATTCATCCTCATCCATATGATTAAGCACATTGTTATAAATCATAGTTACCTCCTTATCCAACACTTAAACCTAATATTGCCATTAATTCCAAAAACAAATGACGGTCAAGGAATCCCTCGACCGTTATCAATAGGAACACGAGTAATGTGAAATATAATAGAGCTTTCTTCATAACAATCACCCCTTATTTTCATTTAAATACTCATCTTCAATGATCATGTTCCATAATTCAGTTATACCGAATTGTATAGCTTGGATTTTATCCAATAATGGATCTTCATGTTTTCCTAAGTAGTCTTCTAAACAGTCTAAACAGTCTATTACTTTATCATCAAGTGCACTAAATTTTTTATCTACCACTTTCTTTCTATTAACTGAGATCTTTCCGGTATCAATATTAATTATGTCATCCATATCGAATTTCAAATCCATATGATTCATTCTGGTTTGTACGGACTTAACTAGATCCGTATAATCTTTTGCTTTGAATCCAGAAACAGTAATCTTAACGATCCCATATTTATCATTGACTGATGTATTGATGCTCTTTTTCTTAAAACCGCCCTCTAATTTTGCAAACGCATCTTTAACATACTCAACAAATATAATTCTATTAATCTCTTCTTCTTTAGAAGATCCGAAATAGACATCGATTTGAAAATTATTAATTTTATTGGCTCCACAATCAAACTGAGTACGACTAAATCTATTATCCATACTTTTCACATTCCTTTCGTATTCTTTAAGTGTATCTTTTTCCCTTAGGTACACAGTAGTTAGCGGAATTGTTTTTTCATGATTAGCAATTCTCTCTATGTTTCTAAATATCTGACTTAAATAAATAGATCCTCTGTTTGTTGTAATGATTATTAAGTTTGGAAGTATTTCGGTATCAAAGAATCCATATGTATGAGGGCGAGTACTAAAAAACGAATTTAAATAAACTATAATTTCATCTTGGACTTCACGCTCGATATTATTCGTAAAGAACATAAGCTGATTTGCCCACGATCCATCTTCAAGTTGAATATAAGTGGCCTTTGAATTAATTTTCATAATCTTTCTCCTTTATTTCTTCACATCATATTTGCGTTCGACGTACACAACTTCAGGAAAGTCTTCGTCTTCTGGGAAATTTTCATCTAGCTCCATTTGATAAAAGAAATCTCGAAGCCAATCAAAAGCTTTATTGAAATCCTCTACATCTGCAAAATCAAAAACGTATTTATTCCATTTAGAGTCAAAGAGAAGACCTAGCAAAAAAGAAGTACTCATAATCTTTAGATCTTTTTTAATTTCTATCCATTTATTCATAAACCTCGCTTCAGCAACACCGTTCGGTATAACTTTAACCATGATTACGATATCTCTTCCATTAATATACATAAGCACTCCTCCTTTGTCGGACACCAAAAAATTAAAAGGAGCTTTTTTAGCTCCTAATTACTTAACCGAGTAGGTCCCATTTTCGTATCCTTTTTGATAACCTCTATCAAATATCTCCTTCTCTCGTGCCTTTATTCCTTCATCAATTTTGTTACTGATATATTTATCAGCTTTCTCCTTGATCATGTCACAAACAGTACAAGCTCCAACAAGTGTCAATAAAGTTCCAATAAGTCTACCCATTTTAGTATCCTCCTATTATTTAAGTTTTATTTCAATAACAGCAGTGTTTTTTCTGCGATTTATTAAATGTCGGACACCAAAAAATTAAAAGGAGCTTTTTCAGCTCCGTTTGAATATCTTTCCTACACTATCATCTACAACATCGAATACTCCATTTACGACCTCATTTAGTACTCCATAACTTCGTTTAGCAGCAGTTAATCCTATTCCTATAATGCCAACAGTTACAGCTACACCTAAAATTGTCATAATATAATTCCTCCTAATGTAATAATTTAGTGTTCATTAAGAAGAATGTTTTTTCTGCGAGAGAGCATAGTTAATTGCATCCCTATAGTTCTTTTCGATCTTACTAAGGTTATCGCGTATTCTATTAATTATCACATCCCACTCAGCTTTAGGAAGACAGTTTAGCATTTCCATATAATTTTTCATTTCCGTATCTTTAACTCCCATAGCCATTAAGATACAGCACTTCTTAACATCTTCTTCTCCGTCTCCATAGTATTCTCTATACCCATTATCTTCTTGATAATGCCAGATAAGCCCCAAGTCCGTCCAGTATTCTATTTTGCGTTTCGTTACTCCGTATTTTTCTGCAAGTTCTTTGATCCTCATTTCGACTCCTCCTTTGCAAAAATAAAAGGGCGAGTTATCCTCGTCCCTTAGGCAGTAGTCCGAATCCTTTTGATCTGAATATCAATCCTTTATTCTCAATCAATGCAATACTACAAATTCCTATCAATGATCCTACAGCAGATACAATAGCCGCTATAACTTTCGGATCGGTCTTTCTATTTCGTTTAACCTCTTCCAATTTTTCCAGCGTCGTTCTAACCCGCTCATATTCAACAGATCCAGGTTGTAATTTAGTCAATGCTTCTTCAATTCTTTTGATTTCAAGATCCAGTGTGGTTTCTTTCTTTTGTCCAAACATAGATAAATCCCCTTTCATTAGTTTTCATTAAGAAACATGTTTATCTTGCGAGGAAAAAGAAAAAGGAGCTAATTAAGCTCCCCAGTATTTGTTGTAAACCGCAAACGCCAGATCAACAGCGTCCGGATACATTTTCTTGATCACGAGAATGTCCTGATACACATCATTCATGCGCTCGAACTTCTCCAAATCATCGTATTCGTTACTTTTAATCTGATAGAATTTTACGATTCTCCCCAATACTGAGCTCGCCAAATAGCTCAAGTTTTCCTTCTTAATAACCTCAAAAATATCAACGTTCTTCATAATACAGTTCCTCCTTTGTTAATTTTGTAGGTTTTGTTTCAATAACAAAGGTGTTTTTTATGCGAATTTTTACAAAAATAAAAGGAGCTTTATTCAAGCTCCAATTCTTTCTTTTCCTCATCATTCAGTTCTTCTAATGTAAGTAGGTACATCTCATAGTTGAATGCATCAATTTCTAATTCCAGTTTTCCATCAGTTCCATAATTGTAAATTTCCTGAACTATTTCTTCGGGAATTTTCTTACCATTAATCGTTAAATGTTCTAGCCATTTACGAAATCTATAAGACATCATTCCGCCCTTTTTAGTCCAAGAAGCTACAAATCTCGAATAGTGAATTCCTTCATAAACTTTGTTTTCAAACATGATTTTATCCTCCTTATTATTGTTCAATAACAAGGGTGTTTTTCTTGCGAAAAAATAAAAAGAGCTTTATTCAAGCTCTTCGATGTCCGTAGTTCTTTCAAGTTCTTCAGTAACTTCTTTATTAGCTTTTACAGTACGTTTAACTAGAAATTTCAGGTACCAATCTGAATTTGCTAACAACATCGACCCTATTTGGGTCGCGACATTAGCCAATACTATGGTCACAAACAGTCCAATAAACATAGTAATAGTAATCATAAACTTTACCTCCTAATTTTAGATCTTTTAGATCATCTTCTCATTAAGAGGCATGTTTTTCTTGCGAAAAAAAATAAAGAAGGGATTTTCCTGGCTTCAAACCAGGGTCTCTAGCTAATCTAGTATTCTACTTTTGAACTATTTAAGTGGCTAATATCCGTATTACATCGCGGATACCTCCACAGGGTTTATACTCCCAATCCCTCTTTATTTCATTAAGAAACCGGAAATTGACGCGATGACTACTTTGATTCTATGTAAATATTCAAATCAGAGTTCTTAAAGACTGTCTTTTTATCATCTTTAACACTGGTTTCGAGTCTTATAACTTTATCTCCACAATCCCATGAATACTCATAACTATAGCCAGTTGTCGTATTGGATCTGCCGTTGATAGTAATAGAGCTTCTAAATTGCCCACCTAGGGTTTCTGTAGCTTTTCCGTACTTTTTATTCAATGCCGATTTTATAGTTTTCAGATTTTCTGCGGATTTTGTATTGCTCATGATCTTAATTTCGTATCCATCTATAATGTATGCCATGCCGTATATGACCGTTATTTCCGAAATTTCAACCCCGCAGAATTTTGCCGAATTAAATTTAGATCTTGATAAATTGAGTTCTTGAGTTTGTTTATTGGTTCTAACATCAGTGTCTATAAATCCCATGAGTTCTTTTTCAATACCTAAAAACTCAGATAAGTCTGTTCTGTTTTGTCCGAGATCTACTGTCAGTTTTATTTTATCAAAGGTGACCATTGAAACTGGGTTTTCCACTTTTACCGTGGCCGCATCGACTTGATTACTTTCACTATCCGACTCATTTACGCCATAACTATCTATTACCTCTACTAACTTTTTAGAAATATAACCAGTACTTCCATCATCCAAAACTATTTTGTACCATCCATCAACCAGATCTGTAAACTCATATACGGAATTCGGAGCTACTGTGGCGACCACATGACTATTCTTATCTGCCTTTGCCCGTACGTTAGCAGTTTTGGCGCTGGTAATCTGAAGTTGCCCAGATTCAGCTAAAGCTGTACAGATAGTTATCGATAAAACTAGGAATATAATTACTGCAAGTTTCTTCATAAGTCTTCCTCCCTATTTTAGTGATTGTTAGCACTATTTTACAGCATTTATTATATAATTACCAGAAAAAATAAAGTCCCTGAAAACCTCGCGGTAATCAGGGAAAATGAATTAAGGTTTCATTTAAGTTATATCGAGATATTCCGCAAGCCCACGCTCAACTGTCACAATCTGTACCCCCAAAGATAGCGCATAATCAATCGCGTCTGAAAGCATTTGTGCCGCTGTTGCCGGGTCTTCAGAAGTGGCATTAGAGTTATGCCGTGTCCACACCATCCAACCCGTTTTTGCACTTACAAGATCATCAATCCATCCTTTCAGCGTTTCAAGTGTTTGATTATCACTGCCATAGCGGTTAATAAACCACGGATCAAACTCACCGTAATAGTTGATACCACCATTACTTGCGTTAAATCCAGCGACAAAAACCCTATGCGCAGCCGCTCTAGAGACGGGATAGCGTGACGAACTCCCACTGAAGACCAGAGCGTTCGGCGTATAAATGCCGTGTGCGCGTATTGCGTTTAGGCTTTTATAATACCTTGCACTGATTTGCTGTGTGCCAAATCCAATCCATTCGCTTTCACTGTATGTGTTAAAATGGGTCAGCACCTCCGCGCCGTCCAAATAACACGCCTTTATCGTATCCCAATCCATCAGCATACTATAGCCGCTTTGACCAATTGCCTCTGGCACTACCGCTGTTGCGATGGGAATGTTTTTTGCACGGATAATCGGCATAATATATGTGTTAAAATCTGAATGCCCGTCATCGTAAATGATTGTCAGCATGGGGTCACAGTTTTTGCCTTGTTTGTAGGAGACGCCGCCAAGCGATTTCGTTGCATACATTTTAGGAGCGATAAGTCGATTATTTGCGATATGCCCAGTCCCAATTTTGATGCGGATGACCATGCCGACCGCGTCCAGCGGTACGGTAAATGATTTCGGAGCAGCTGTGTCGAGGATTGATTCATTTGTACCGTCAGATTTATAGGCAAGAACGTTAATTGTGATATAAAGGTCGTTGCTCCAGTAATCACAAAAATAGGATTCGCCGGGAATGAAAAATTCTGGTAGCTTTGATATATTATTGTAAATGAGATAATAGCTTGTCGATGATGCCGTGCCGTCTGCTATGTAATTGCCCGCGCCATCCGTTGTATAGATCACGCCGTTGTGCGTCCGGCCGTTTGTCCCGATCGGTATGACGTTTCCATTAACAATTCGATCAATCCTGTGTCTGTTATCATCGGCCAGAGAAACAACCGACTGGTTTGTAAAACAGATGCCCGTTTTGTCCGTGTCGTTAAGCACTAATTTAACCGTGTTATCGGGTGCTGTTATTGTGGTGTCAAGCAATGTTGCATTGACTGGCGCTACGCTCAGAACATTATTGTTACTGTCAATAAATGCCCATGGGCGAGGCACATTTCCTCCGCGAACGGTGATCGTAAATTTATCTCCGGGAGAACATGGGATGATCGTATACCTCCATGCCGAAGCTGATACTGGCGTAGGATCAACTACAGAGGTATTGGTTGCAATATACGCGCCGTCAATCCATGTTTCAATACGCTTATTCCCTGTAAATGTATAGACATCTGTCTGTATATCATTTATAGACATTTTAAGTGAGTCAATATTGGCGCCTTCGTGCCCACCAAACAAGTTGTACGCTAAATTAGCGGCAATTAATTTCCGCATTTTCTCATTGGGATGTGTAGTATCTGTATAATACTGAGAATAGTTTTCAGCATTAACACCCATATAATAGTTATTCACCGCGAATGAGTGAATATTTTTCGCAACATTTTCAGCCGCAACAACAAAATCTATGAGTGTATTCCCATTACTGTTCTGATAGACATCTGCCGGAACCATGTCAGATCCGTTTTCCATCATGCGGAATATGGGAGTGCAAAAAACAATCCTCAAATTCGGAAACGCCTGAAGCAATTCATTTGCCGCGCTGTTCAAGGCTCCCGCATAAGTATTGATGCCGCTGGATACGTCCCCAACGAAATTATTTCCTGCATAATCGTTTGTCCCATACGAAAGCGTTAATATATCGACTGTTGAAAAATCAATCTGTTTTAATGTGTCAAGATGTTCTACGTAAATCCCACCGATTGATTCGATGACTGCATCCTGTTCGGTGAAGTCTCCGGTGCAAATTGAGTGAGCCAAAACTGTAAGATCGAATGGCCTTCTATCGGCAGTGGTAGATGTAGCAGATCTTGCAACAGCCCTTGTTCCACCAAATGCAACATTATAGCATTTGGCCCCTGTAATCCCTTCAAGAAATGTGGAAATATCTGTTGGAGACCTAAAGTTGCCAAAGATGGAATCGCCCATATTTACGATAGTTAAATCTTTAGAAATCTGTATATTGTTTATCCGCTCGTCAATAGCGCTAACCTCGTTCTGTAGTACCACGATTTGAGAACCATGATAAACGCAGTTTACACCGTCTGACGGCGATGCGGCATCTCCAGATGTTTTCTTGAGGACAAATTTGTAACCATAATCCGGGTAATTATCAAGAACAAAGGATGTCTTCGCTATAGCATTGGCACTACCTGTTGAAAAGGTGTCATCAGCTTTCAGGCATCCCACGTATGTACCATTCTCCCACGCAAAGACAAAGAAATTATACTCGGCACTGCACACAACTTCTATAGCGTCTCTTTTGGTAATCGAAGAGACTGTCCGAATCCTTGCATCGTGGTTCACAGGCGCTCCATTCGTGAATGCAATCTGCCCCTGCTCCCATGTGAAGTTCTTGTCCTGCAATACTTGATCAGAAACAGGTTCTAATTCTTCATTTATAACTTCGATAGCATCACAAATACTTCCTCGAACTTCTTCGCCATATTCAGCATTCGTTATGTTATCTAAATAAGGCTGTATATTTGCCATGATATGGGATCCACCTTTCTTTGGGCTCTATAGTTTGTATAAAACACAAAGAAAGAAGGACCCTAAGCCCTACAGGCCCCACTTTCATAAAAGTAAAAAGAGCCACTATACTGGACGAACATAGTGACTCTTTTCATTATTCAATTGCCAAATATCAATTCATCTCAAGCTGATTGATTGCGTTCCGTAAGACCTGTTTGGTCTGTTCATTCTCGGTGCACATCATCAAATCCCCAAGCTTATGAACCATATTGAATTTAGCATCATCATAGCTCATCGGCCAATGGGATCCTCGAGATCTCCCGCGGTATGAATTTCCGCCGTACCCATAGCTCCTGCCGCGTTCCGAATATCCATCTTCGTCCCCATAGTCTTCCATTGCACAGATTGTATCAATGGCCATGATAGATTTGGAAACTTTATAGATGGTCTCCATAGTAGCAGTATCGATAGGCCCATCTTTAGCCTTGTTTTCCAATTCCTCCATGAGTTTTTCACGGAGTTTATGGAGCTTGCTATTTCCCATACATCCTCCTTAAACCAACTCAAACAGAATATTAGCCTGCTCTGCCACGATTGGTGTTGTGCCAATATTCCTGACAGAAACCGTTTCGCAGCAGCCTCGGAAAATATCTGCGGTAATGGCCCGAGAGATGTTAAAGAATTCTTCAACAGCAGCGGGCGTTACAGTCATGGTAGATGCTGGAATAGTAGAACCATCGATGGCAATCGCTACAGAAATAGGAGCGACAGTCTCGCCTTCCGGAATAGCCACATTGGCTCCAAAGTCAACAAGATAGTTAGTAAACCTACTTCTGCAGCAGATCCTATTTGGATCATTTACACCCGCCAGAAGAAAATTACCAGTACCTTCACGATGTCTAACAAGGCCTCTTCTGTTGCATGGAACCTGCGTTAGCGTAAATACAAAGGTCTCTCCTGGATTTATAGTCTGTCTCGCTACAGCGCCGAACTCACATGCCATGAGCTCACCTCCTATTAAGCATTACAACCGCATGCAAAATTAGGATTGCAACAAGAAGGATTCTGCACAATATAAGCGGGACGGGGAACGGGTGCCAAATACTGCTCAAGGGCGGATGTCTGAGCTTCATTATTAGCCAGAATAGCGGCAGTCTGAGCATTCTGAGAAGCAGCAAGATTCGCCATCGTCAACTGATTCTGGAGTTCTGCAATCTTCTCATTCTTAGCATCGATCTTATCCTGACACATCTGATCCCTGATAGACTGAACCTGAGCATTCATAGTATTCAGGACAGTATTAAGAGCATCAGATACTGCAGCCCTATCAGCACAAGCTTCCGTCGCTACAGTATACTTAAGATCCGCTACGGCTGCACGATTCTCACAGCAGCAATTCTGAAGACCGGACTGAAGACTAAAGTTCTGCTGCATATCAGCCATCTGACGTGCATTAGCCGCAATTTCAGCCTGCGCAAAGCCGTTATTGACAGCTGCAGTTACTCCAGAGAATCCATTGCACAGAGAAGTCTGAATACCATTAATGCTGCTTCCGAGTCCACTAATGCCATTCATGACGGCATTCTGGTCAAATCCTCTCTGAACTTCCGATCCGGTTCCGCCATTGTAGCCATTACCGAATCCCCATCCGCCATTCATGCCAAACAGGAATAAGATAATAATCCACCACCAGGCGCCTCCTCCGAAGCCCATACCATCATTGTAACCATTTCCATGCCCAACAACAGCGGCCATATCCGCAGGACTCATACCATTTTCGTACATATATATCTGTACTCCTTTGTCGTTTATTAGTAAAGTGAGAAAGTTATCCAGATCGTCCTATCGTCCAGCTAGGATAGATCCAGAAATAACACGGCTAGGGCGGCCGTACGCTACTTGCGCTTATCGAAGTCCAAACATCTGTTGAATCTGAGATGCCTGTTGACTTAATTGGTTAAATTGTTGCTGGCTCATTCGTCCGCTATTAAGCAATCCTCTGACAATTTGTTCGGGATTTCCATGCACAGTCCCGGCAAATTGCTGAAGTCTCGCCATCATACTTCCATTTTGAACTTCTTGTTGTTGAGGCATTTGTTGAGGTCTGTTTTGATTATTAATGATGTCGAAAACCGTACTCATTACTTACCATCCCTTTTCACAGGACCAAGATACTCTTCCAACATCTTCCCAAATTCTTCTTTAGTGATATACTGACTCATATCAGGAGATCCACTCTGCTTGACGTCTTTAACCTCTTCTGCTTCCTCATTATAGGTAAAGGTCCGAAGTGGATATGGCATGCCTGATGCATCAGCACTCTTAATGTAGAAATGATTTGAATCCGAATCCATGAGTATCACTGTCTCGCCAGGCCTAACTGTATAAGCCTTAGCAGCCTCTTTACCCTGAACCCATTTAATGCCGCTTTCATTTCCCGGATTCTGAGTAATTGGCTGAGGAGCCTGATAATACTGTGGGATAGCCCCTGAAACCGGAGCATAAGGTCTCTGTGTATATGAAGTTCCAGTAGACGGCATCATAGCGTTAGCCTGCTGAGGCATCCATGGGTTATACGTTTGATATGTATTAGCCATTTACACTTTTCCTCCAAACAAAAATAGGGATCTCGTCTCCACTGTCCCAATCGTCCACATAGTTACCCTTGACTACCGCAACCGCATGATTACCAGTACCAAGGATCCATGTATCTTCACGATGGTCCTCTGCGAAATCCCTTACTGTATAACAATCTGGACAAGTATTAGGAATAATCGACCTTTCATATCCTTTGGTCTTGAGATAAGCTCCCCAAACTGCATTCGAGCTTGGCATATCGCTCATCAAAAGACCTTGAACACATAGCTCTACATAGGTCTTTTCCCAAGATTGTCCAAGAGCTATACTTAGTGCTCGAACCACACAATCGCCAACATGCGATCCATTAGGATTAGGATTTTGTTGAATAAACATAACTTTCTATAATGTAAAACGGAGCCGGCCAGAAAGGAAACAGAAGAAAAGAGCCGACCCCGCTTTACGTCGATAGGGAATAAGAGACAGATAGACTTCCATTTTGAATTCTATGCACGAGTTAAAAAAGAACTCCCAATAGAGCTATCATCATTCGTGAGCTACCTTAAAGGTAAGAGTGTCCTTCTCAGCAAGCTTCTCAATAGGTGTATTGGCTTCGAACCTGAATACATCTTTATCTGGATTACTGGTATTTACGATCATTGTTCCATCACCGGGATAGTTCATTGAGCTGATTCCCAGCAGTACTCCAAGGAATGCATCAATGGCCGAGATAGTTCCAACGACTTGCTCAGCATAAGGAAGCATCCAAATGTTTGCCAGCGCAAAATATAGAGCTCCAATCGCCGGAAGCAGATACTGAGCAATCCACTTCAGCGTATCGTAAACTTTATTCGACATTTTCACAGAAATCACCCCCGGGTATTTTTTAATCCAATAATGACAAAAAGAACAGTACAAACAATACAACCAAGGCCAACGTATGTGAGGATATCATTAATTACCCCAATCATTTAGTCCATCACCTTTGTCTGAAAATTCATGAATTCCGAGTGTATCGATGACATTACTCCGTTTTTTCCAAGTTTCTCGTATTGAACCCATAAGTTCTCAAAATTATCCTTAACATTCAACGGGACAATTTTGTTCTCAACGTATTTATAATATTCGCTGATCATCTGGGCTCTAAGGAGTGCTTGAATGCCTAGCTGAAGAGCTCGAATCCGGATGTAAATATAAGTACAAATAGCCACGATGAATGTACCAAAGCTAAGCATCCATCCCCAATTGGCTCTCATAAAATCCATCATTTACTCAACCCTTCTTCTAAGGCTTTCATAAGCTCAAGTGCCGCTTCTTTAGAAAACTCCAGTTCTATTACAACCGTTTCTTCATCTGACTCATCCTCTTCATGTGGTTCAGGATTATCAACCTTCTCGACGTACTGAGAATAAATGTATCCTTGAGTTTTTCCCGTATCGGCGAATACCCAGCTATCTGTTTTAGAAAGAACAGTAACGATATCCCCTTTGTTTACTTCTCCGATTTTCTTAAAATTTACACCAGGTCCAGATCGGACCCTAACCTTGTCACCAGTAATAACCGCGAAATATTGTTCCACTGGTTTACTCTCCTCTTCTTCTGTATAATCTACTTGGGTAAACGGGGCAAAATAATCCCATTTACTAGCATCAGAGGTAACGAATCCAGCCTTGGTTCCTTTATCCTCATAAACAGTTTTACCATCACGTCCAACGATGCCAATGTGATACTCATCTTCTGGGTTATCCTTGCTAATCTGAAATGCTGCATAGCCAGGCTTTGGGATTTTGGTCTTAGCACCGGTATAACGTTTGTTATCGGCTATGGAATTTGATCCATGTGGTATACTAAGGCCGAATTGCTTCCAAATATAAACCATGACCCCGCTGCAATCGGCAACCATATGACCAATCCATTTGGATCCTAATTGAACACTCAATCCCCTATTAGGGTCATCCGGACTGTAATTCTTTTCCAGATTATTTTGTTTTGCTTGAGTCCACTTAACACCAGCAGTCCCCCAAATGTATCCCCATTTCTCTTCGAGCATCTTTTCAAGATAGGAATACAACTCTTTAACAGGAATCTTGGCCACTGGAAACACCTCCTTAGAAAGGATCTATAAAATGATTTGTAGTCGATGTAAGAAAGTACTTCCGGACGAATCACTATTCTGTATGTTCTGTGGCAAAAAACTTCATAAAGACAGGAGTGAAAAGAAACGAGCCAATGGCGAAGGCTACATTTATAAGCGGGGTGAGAAGTTTTACATACGAATAACTATCGGTTCGGAAGTACTTTCTAGCGGAAAGAAAAGGCTTCTTCATAAATACAAAGGAGGATTCACCACGAAAATAGAAGCCCTGAACTATCTGAAAACCCTTAAACAGCAGCCTGATCTGAAGAAGCCGAAGAATCTGCAAGCCGTTTATGAGGATTGGAAAAAGGTCTATGAAGATAGAATAACTAAGCATTCCATGGATGGTTACAGAGGAGCTTTTAACCACTATAGAACTTTATGGGATACTAAAGTGGATAAGATCACTGCAAGGCGTCTTCAGGAATGCCTTAATAAGTGTCCTGCCGGAAAGCGAACGAAACAATTAATGAAAGTAATCGCTAACCTGCTTTTTAAATACGCCATAGATGAACAGATGATAACTATTAATCCTGCTGCTAATCTATACATAGGAAATGATCCAACCACCAGTCGTGAACCAATAACCGAGAAAGAGCTTGAAGTAATTTCTAAAGCTTTTGAAACTGAGCCTTATGCAAAATACGTCTATGCTCTATGCTATCTTGGTTATAGACCTACTGAATTCCTGAGATTAACCAAATCAGACTTCCATTTTGAAGATGGTGTAGAGTGGTTGATCGGAGGAATGAAAACTGATGCTGGAAGAGACCGAGCGGTAACAGTTCCTCCTAAGATCTCATGGATTATTCATGAAAGACTTGATTGTCCAGATTCAGAGTATCTATTTCCTAAGTATGGAAAGAAGGATGGGAAAGCTTCTCTAATGAGTGAGGAGTATTTTCGAAAGCATGTCTTCTATCCGCTTATGGAAAGATTGGGAATCGAAGGGAAGGTCCCTTATTCGACTCGGCATACATACTCTAATAAAATCAAAAATGTCCAAGGAGCCGACAGAGATAAAGCAGCTCTCATTGGACATTCTGATTACAAGACAACTCAAAAGTTCTACCAGTCTACAGATTTGGAAGATCGTAAAAAGATTACTGATCAGCTCCAATAATTTTCCGTTAGATACATAGTAGGATACATGAATACAGAAACTCTTAGGAATTACAGGCATCGTCCGTCTGACTTCGAATCAGAAGGCCACGGGTTCGAATCCTGTTGGGTGCACCAATTAGTCACTAGTAAGCACACGTTTATTGGTGACTTTTCTTTTTGTTTACTCGGTTTTCTCCGGTTCCGTTGGAGACATAGTTGAAGACAGTTTAGATTCATTAGAAATCTGAACAAGGATTTTCACGATTTTATCGATAGTATCAAAAGAATATAATACTCTCTTCATATTCTCGATCCCATCTACAGTTAATCCATTAAGAACTTTCTTTACTTTTTCAAGTTCCGCAATCATTTCATTAGCTGGCATTTCCTACATACCCCTTTCCTTTCAATTCTGAAATTCCGATATAATCCCCGTTTTGATCTGGAACATAATTAACTAATAATCTCGGGATACCATATACTTCTGCAATATGACTTTCTATATCGCATCCTGGAGTTCCAAAATAGAATGGTAGCATAAGCATGAGATCTGCTTGCGCCATTAGTTCACAACTTCTAGCTAGATATATGAGGGGGGATGTGTTTTCATCATAATCATCAAAAAAGTTATTTATTATTTCCGCCTCTGGATAATAGACGTGTGCTACTTTTATACCAAGCTCTCTTTCTTTAAGGATCTCTTCTTTAGTTAAATCTCGCATTGGTTGACAAATGTAGATCTTCATTTCGTTAGCTTCCTTTCTTGACATATAAATCAGTTACTTCTTCGCCTATCGTAGTTACTTCAGCACCTTTAGTAAACAACTCTCTTATATAAGGAGTATACCCTTGAATCGTTTGAGAACTTCCTGCATGGTATAACGTTTCTGATATTGGAACATACACCGGAGAGTATCTAGTATTGGATATGGAATATAACTCACCATTCCATCTTCTAGTACTTATCTGAGCATTTGTTACCCTTCTAGTTCCGTCTTCCCTTCTATACATTGCATTTCCATAATTATAAAGACTGACTTTTTTTTGAGTGCCATATTGGCTTACACTATATAGATTCGTTATTCCGATTCCAGTTGTTGCATGAACCGTCCCACTAGAAGTATATAATGTAGTAGATCCAGGATCGTAATAATCCCCTGAACCCTGATCCATCAAGTAATACATTGGAATATATCGATTTTCCCAATATAAATCATACAATGTCCATTGACTTTCAGTATCAGCTACATATAAAGATCCTTCATCCCAAGCATTTCCTTGAACGGGAATTGTGGTGCTTTTAGAATTATCTTTATAGAACAGATCAAGTCCAGGAGGGCTGCCGATTGTATTTATTTTAGTTCCAGGTTTATACAAAGGATCTGGATATAGTTCATACGCACTTGATCCATCAATCCATTGGGAAATATCAACAGTAATGGTCTTTCCGGTAAATCGAACATTATCATAATCTGAATTCTCTGTATAAACTATCGGAATTGATAATATATTATTCGCATCTACACTTGCTGGTCCCTGTCCCAAATGGTGCACAAACCGATTACCTTGAGGGGTCGCATTGACTGTTAAATCGCCACCAGACCATCCCCTCGTTAAGGTGGTGGCTCGACTAAAAGTTCCCGCATCCTGAGGTTCGTCATTAGAAAAAGTAGTATATTGCAAGGTGTATACATTATCTACAGGACCGACTATTGAAACAGTTTTGATCGCATCTGTTAAAGAATCCGAATCCTCTCCGGATCCGACATAATATTGTGCAGCATTTACTGAGTTACATGTCAGCACATCGCAATCGATATCATTTACACTCAGCTGGTCTCCAGTTCCGTATTCGGTATGCATTTCTGTAACCGTAACGTAACCTTGAAGGTCAATCTTAGAAGCATTAATCACTACAGATTCTGATGATTGGTTTATAGAACTGATAACTCCATCTTTTTCAACCTTAGAAGCAATAGTCGCACCAATGCCGTCTATAGTTATCCCGGCACTACTTATCGATTGTTTGAATTTACTGAGATCTCCAGAATTGGCGTCGACATTACTCTCGAGAGCTTCTAAAGACTTTTGCGAAGCCTTTAGATTGATTTCAGCCTGTTGCCCGTCAATCTTAACTTCAGCTTGTCGTATACGTTCATCACTGGCGCCAATCAATCCTCTGAGATCCGTAATTGCACTATCAACTACATCAGAATCTGCTTTTAAGTCTATAGTACTCTTAGCTGCATCAAGTTCAACCTCGACATTGGATACCCTCTGTCCAAACTGGTTAACCTGGTCTTGAGTAGCATACAGATCTAATTGCCCTTTTATGCCATCGATCTCTATTCCGGCTTCGTTAACCTTGGTTTCAAGTTCCCCAACTTCTTCTTTAGTAGCCCTTAAATTAATCTGTTCAGCTTGAGCAGTAAGAGTTTGAGCATGAATATTTAATGTTTGACCATAGATATCAACTTGCTCTTCCATAAACTCAATTCTGTTATGATAATCCTTAAGCGTCTTGCTAAAATTCTTATTATCTCTAGCAAGGGCTGCTTCAGCCGCTTTAGCTTCTTTGGTTGCTGTATTATGCTTATCGGATAGAGACTGATAGGTAGATCCAAAGTCATAGGTATCATTTCCCGGGTCATTCAAGGAATAACTAATAGCTGTACAAACACGATTAATGTCAATTCCATGAATAGGCGATACTATGTGAACTTTATCACCAAGTAATATCTGTTGCTTTGTATCGTCGACAAATTTAAGATCAACAGCTTTCAAAGACCAGGTTTCTAGTTCTTTCTTCAGATAGTCTGCAAAGAACTCCTGGGCTTTTTTCTTTAACTCATTAGCGTTGTCTTCTCCATTGAAATCCTCATGATGAATAATCTTGCCGTATTTGGCTACCAGACTATCATTTTGAAGATACTTGCTGTTATCGTTAACTGAGCTAATGTTGAGATCATCATCACCAGTCGGATAGAGCATTGTATAGAGATCATCTACCGCTTTCTCATGAGTATAATCAAGCATGTTGACAGTTAATTCAATAGGCTGGGTGGCAGTCCTTGTAAACTCCTTAACCCAGTCAAGGTAAGTGGTAAGCTGTCCATTAACTTCTTCAGTTCGGGTAACGAAATAGCCACCATACTCACTTACCAAACTATCTAAAGCCTTCTGAGTATCCTGATAAGTGGTCTCATTAAAGGTCTTTCTTTCAGATCGTTTGTCTATAGTAACATTTCCAGCAGTAAACTTTTTGAAATCATCAACTTGACTATTGTGACTCTCTATAAGTTTCTGGAAACGCTCCTGTATAGACATCTCAACTTCTTTAACGGGCTCGGCAACGCTATCGAGGAAATAGCTAAAGTTTCCTTCACAATAAACCTTACGCTGCCTGAAGATGTCATCACTTATCTGAAGAACTCGCCCATTAAACATTTCGACGCCATCTCGTACAACTCTGATGACGGTCTTCATCTGTTGAAATTGATCATAAAACGAGTGAGAAGGTAAAATAGTAAACTCGAAAGAACCCGCCTTACCAATTTCCATCTTCCCACTCGGTGAAATTAATTGATATGAGCTCCCAGTCTGCGTAGGGTCGTAGATAGGAGTCCCGTTAGCGTAAACTATATATCTCATAGAACCCCCTCTGCTGACGGGTCGGCTATACTATACTTAAATGGTCCAACCTGATAAGCAATAGTTATAGTTGAGTAAGCCTTACTAGATTTGAGAGCATTAACTGAGAATCGGCCTTCATAGTAATACTCAGGATCATCAGAAAGAACCATCCTCATTCGCTTACCATGAAGATATGCCATAATCTCAGAATATAATTGTTCCCAACTACTGTATCCGGGAGCAATAATAAATTCAAAAGACCCAATACGGTCTTGATAAGTTGGTTTTCCGGCCAGAACCTCTGTAAAGTCAAGTTGACCACTTCGGCCCGGAACATCTATGTATTTAGTATTGACATTTGGTGGTGCAATAAAGGGACGAGAGGTAGGAATTAAGTGCCAATCGTTCCATGAGTCTTTTTCACCAAAGGTAACCCGATGAGTCTCATCGTAATAAAGTGACAATCCTTAATTCCCCCTCTCCCTATATGTTGCAAGAGTTCCTAAACTGTAATCCATCTGGCCAGCAATCTGACCAACAAGGGCGCCGCTATCAAGAACCACTTGCATCCCTAAAATAGATTCATTGAGATTATCGAGACGCTGATTAATAGAGTTAATTACTTCGGTATAATCGCCAGGTGCAGTTCCTCTAATGCTGTTAGCAATGTTCTGAGAAGCTGCTGCACTGATGTTTCCAATAGCTCTGGATCCGAAATAAGAATCGATAGTCCTTGCCCCGGTTTCAACGTTGGTGAGATCCAGTACAGGCCTAATTGTTGGAGCAATATCGGTATCATCTTCCATAGCAGCCTTAACCAATTCTGCATAAGTGGTAATGGTCTTGATGGCCTCTTCGCCGATTCCACCAGATGCGTCTTTAACATCAGATGTGAGTTCTTCAATACCCAAAGCAAAACCCTGAGTAAAGAACCGACCTATCTCCATACCGACTTTAGAAGGTGAATGCTCATCCAATTTGTTCATAGCACCTTCTTTAGCAGTACCTGCCATGGTTCCAGCTGCAGAATAAGCTATGCTGACGTTATTAGAGATACCTTTAGAGAATCCTTCAACAAAATACTTACCAATGGTCCAGAAGTCGTTCTGATTATCTGTAGTCTTAATGTAATTAACGATTGTTCCAACGAAGTCATCACAGATCTTCATCAGAAGGGTCATCGGATCACTTCCATTTTGAAATGCTGTGCCGAATCCTCCAAGGAACTCTCCAGCAATAGCTGCAGCCGAGGTACCAATCCCTTCGCTGTCATTAGCAAGCTCTCCGAATACCTTACTTACATTAGCCACACCATTCGTCAGATTAACTCCGTCAAATTCCTTAGCCAGCCTACTGATATTCGCAATCATATCTACAGCCGCTTGAGTTATTGGCATGTTCACATTAGTAACATGAGCTGAAAAAGATTCCAATTTTTCACCAAGTCCTTCGAGTTTAATACCGAAAGCCTGAACATCGTAATTCTGATTGAATGTGGTAATATCTATGCCTAGAGCGGACAACTGAGTTAATAGTGAACATGCAGCCGTAACTTCAGCCTCATTAACTCCATTAGCATTCGTAGAAAAATCACTAAGACCTTTACCAAGTGATCCAAGCTGACCACCAAATTCACTAAGGTTCTTACTGCCCAATATCGCATCTTGTAACCATCCTCCATCTGCAGGGATAGCATTAGCCAATGTTGCTAAGGCACCAGCTGCATTAGCGGTATTAGTTATTTTATCTTCACTTATCTCTTTTACCGCATCTGAGAATTTTGCTAATCCAGTCCCAAGAGCTTCGAAGGTCCCACCGAAATCGCCAAGATTTTTCTCACCTATCCATTCTTGCAGCGTTCCATTAGCTCTCGGAAGATTATTCGCAAGTGCCGCAAGAGTAGATGCCGCTGCGGTAGCACTGGTTACACTATCCGCATTTAGTCCTGATACTTTGTCGGCAAACGTCTTAAGTCCCTCACCTAACGGAACTAGTGTGGTTCCAAAGTTTCCGAGATCCTTCTTTCCTAACCAATCCTGGAGTTTTCCACCGGTTCTCGGTAAGTTATTGTTTAATTCAGCAAGACCCATAGCGGCATTAGTGGCGGATGTAACATTTTCAGTACTCATCCCGTCAACTGAAGCAGCAAAGCTCTTTAGACCTTCACCAAGTGGAATCAAATTTTCAGAGAATTTACCAAGATCTTTCGTTCCGAGCCATTCTTGAAGTTTTCCACCAGTTGCAGGAAGATTATTATTCAACTGAGCGAGTGCATATGCAGCATTTGATACACTTGTAATATTATCGCTATTAACACCGGCTGTTGCTTCAGCAAATCCGCAAATGGCTCCACCCAAGGCAACTAGATCTGCAGAGAACTTTTCATAATTAGAAGTTCCAAACAATCCAGCAGCTACAGCATTAAGCAATCCGCCTTCTTTAGGAATGGCAGTGTTCATAAGAATGCCTAGTATCGCTGTAGCATTAGATATTTTAGAAATATGATCTGCATTAACCCCATCAACCGAGGCTGCAAATGCAGATATACCGTTGCCCAGCTTTGGAAGATCTTCTGCAAACTTATCGACATTTGCTGTACCAATAAGAGCGTTCAGTAAGCCACCGACTCTTGGTAATGTTTGAGATGCAAGACCTAATTCCACAATACACGAGATCGAATCTTTAATAGCCTGGACATTCAAATCGGCGACAGCATCCCCATAACTCTTCAATCCTTCTCCCATTTTGACTAAATCGGCCATTGGATCTCCTATGGATCCGAGGAGTCCGGAAACTACGCCGCCTATAAGCTTTCCAAGTCCTTCACCAAGCTTTTCAAAGATTTCTATTCCGGTGTCAAGAGCACTCATTACTTGATCTTTATTGCCTATAGCATCTACCAGTGCTCCTATTCCGACGAATGCTAAACCTATGACCCCTATGAATTCAAGAAGATTCGCAGCAGCCTTAACGCCTCCAGTCCAGGACCCTTTCTCAGATCCGAGGAGCTTGATAGCCACACTCATGGACAGGATCATAGCGCTCAATGCAATTCCGAATCCAGCCATTTGATCGAGGTTGCTGTTCTTTGTATATTTCAGTGCGAGGGCAAAGGCAGCCATAATTCCACCAAGGGCTAATGCAAAGACTATCAGAGATCCTGCTTTTGCTCCTTTGGCTTGCTTAGCTGCAAAGGCCATTGCTGTTATAAGAATCGATACTGCGCCTACACCTTTAACCAGATTCTTGGTCTTCATGTTTCCAAGTATAGTTATCGGTATCAGTAGTAACGTAAGAGCTGCAGCCATTCCTAAGAATCCGCCAGCAGATCCGCCCTTAGTTACCTTTGAGAATACTCCCAGCATCGTCAGAAGAATTCCAAGTACGCCTATTCCTTTAGCAAGGCTTCCAACATCCATGGACGCAAGAGCCTTAATTGGTATCAGCATAAGGGTAAGAGCCAGAGCTAACTTAACAAATCCTCCACCTGCGCCTTTTCCAGCGATTCTGGAGAATAAAGCCATTTCTAGGAAAATTGCCCCCAGGATTTTTAGGGACTTCTCTGCATCTTCTTCTTTCATCTTGGTCAACTGTTTCATGACCAGATACAGAAGCCCTATACCTGCAGCGGCAGCTAATAATCCGACACCAATATCTTTGATGCTTCCACCTTTACCACTCGTTGTCTTGCTCATCACGATAGTAAGTGCAGCCATGACACCGCCTATTTGCAGCAGTGTCTTCTTTGCTTCTTCCACTTTATCGGGGTCCATCTTAGTCAGCGCATACATTGCCGCTACTATAATGCCGATACCAACAGCAAGATTTAGGAATTTCTCAGTAAAGTCGGATTCTTCTCCGCCCTTCTTAAAGGATTCAATAGTCTCAGAAAGACTCTTACCCACACCAGAAAATGATTTAAGGAAAGTGCCCATATTCCATAAAGTTCTAAGGGCAGCTATTGCAGATGCTAATTTATAAGCTGTCTTTGCGAATTTAGTGATCTGTTCTATTGTGATATGCTGATTAACCCAAGTAATAAGAGCACTGATCTTCTCCATAACAGACTTTCCAAAATCTGTTGCCCCACCTTTAAATTGCTCAAGCACTGCAGAAAAGTCAAACTTAAGTAATGAATCTTTCAATCCAGAAACGAAGTTCTTAACCTTTTCAAATACTGCTTTGAACTTTTCTACAAGGGCTGCTATCTTCGGATGCTGCGCAAGGAAGTCTTGAATAGCCTGATTAATTGATCCTTTTACAAATGCAATTAAGTAGTTAAATGCCTTAAATCTAGCTTTAAGTTTATTAAACGCACCTTGTTCTTGCGAAACATCTAACTGGAAAAATAACTTCAGACTGTATTTAAATAATGTAACGAACCTGCTAAACCAGTCAATTAATGGCTGGAATTTAGCCTTAATCTTCTGAAGTTCCGTCTGCACAGTTGCAACTATTGTCTGGAATCTTGTAATAATGGCTGCTATCTTCGGATGTCTTGCTAAGAAGTCTTTAATGAATCCATCAAATCCATCCTTAATATACTGAAGGACTGGCTCAAATGCAGTGAATCTCTTCTTTAATTTATTGGCGGCTCCTTCCTGATCAGAAGTATCCATTCCAATAAAATTACTAAGAGCTTCCTTAAATACCTTAGCTAGTCCTTCAAACCACTTCACATAAGGATCTAACTTGGCTCGTGTTTCAGTAATAAACTGGCCTATCTTACCATCGGAAGCAAAGCTCTCACTGATCCATTGGCCCAATTCCTTAAAGAGTTCTATTAGCTGAGGAAGTCTTGCAGCTAACCCTGTAGTGAAGTCATACCAAGCGTAGATAATGTCTCCAAGAACCCCATTGCCATCAAGCCAAGCCCAAATATCTTTGAACGCCTGAACCACTGCGGAGCAGGCTCCCGGAAGAATCGCTATGAGAATGTCTGCAAGAGTCATGAATCCGCTAACTAATGTTTGGAAGAAAGCGGATTGATCCATTGCGAGATTCAACTCAGATAAATAATCTCCGAAGTTAGCAAGGCTATCTAATATGGGATCGAACAGGTTGATGAATATGTGACTTAATAACTTACCTATAGGCGCAATAACCTTCTGGAGCATCTGAATAACGGAAGCTACACCTCGAGCAATTGCAAAGAAGTCATCTAAGCGTCTAGTTCCATCTTCAGTTTCATCTGAGAAAGCTGCTTTGAACTGTTTTGCGTAATCTCGGAAAGCATCTGATGCTACTCGAAGGTCTGTCCATTTAAGATCCGGGAAAATAGAATCCCATCCTTCTTTAATGGCACCAAAAATGTTCTTAATTCCTTCCCAAAGAGCTTTTAGGCCATCGATCATGAAATATCTTCCGCCGTATTTGCTCCACATCTTGAGAAGTTGGTTACGCCGCTCACTTGCTTCACCAAATATCACGCCAAGTTCATCAGCTATAGCAGACCATAATTTAGTAGCCTGTTCATAGTCGCCAATAACATACTCAAAAGACTGCATCCAGCCTGAGCTGATGGAGTCCTTGAGATAATCGAACATTTCTGTGAGGGTTTTGGTTTCTTTGGCTGCTTTAAAAGACGCTTTACCTATTTCTGTAGCTTTTCTGGTTGCTGTATCTTCATATGCAGCATATTTATCAAGTGTTTCTAGCAAAACTTTATCAGTCAGCCATCCAGATTGAAGGGTACTATTTAAATTCTCAGTAGTTACTTGGAGCTTCTTTTTGCCCTTTATGTTGACCTTTTGTTGCTTAGTTAAAGTTTCTAGTTCAACACCTGTTTCGATTAATAACTTCTTGAACTCCTCAGTAGCCATCCCGGCATTTTCAATGGATTTCCAGTCTATAAGTTTGACTGATCCGGTCGATAATGCCTGAGCAAAGTTATACATAGCCCTGCTGGCTTCTTGAATGCCCGCACCTGATCTCGCTGCTTCATTTGAAATACCCTTAACTGCTCGGGTAGCTTGTTCTATATCAACGCCCGCATTTATGAATTTGCCAACACTCGTCGTCATATCGACAAACGAATAGCTAGTTTCATCAGAGTATTTCATCAAATCTTCGATGTATGGTTTTACCTCAGAAACTGTCATTCCTGTGGCTGCGGTAATCGTCTGAATAGCTTTAACCTGTTGCTCGTATTTGCTCATTCCTGTACTAAGTGGATCGACGGCTAACTGTTTGCCTATATTGGTAGCAGTTCCAATAATCATGTCGGAAACTTTACCAATAACTTTCTGACCAATCGTACCGAGCAAGGTAAACCTATCCATCAGGTTGTCTACGGAGGATGCGATTTTGTCGAATGATATTGCATTGAACGCTTTGTCTATGTTTTCCAAATGAGATACTGCTTTGTCTAAATCGAGACCTTTCTTTAAATCCTCCAAAGACTTCAGTGTCTCTTTGATGTTCTTCTCAAAACGTTTATTATCGAATTGCATCTCTACAACCCGATTCTCAATAACATCACTCATCTCGCAGTCACCTCCTTCCAAACCTGCTTGGCAATGTCATCAAAAGTTTTCTTGATGGCCGGATTAATATAGTCTTCTCCTTCCACCCATCCGCCGGTACCAGTAGCATGACCATACTGAAGAATGATGGCAATATTCACATCGTCCACTACATTATCATTAGTCCATGCTATGGTTACTTTATCCCCGTCGTCTTTAATGGCATAACCCCATGATTGACTAGTGAGTCCAGAATCAATCGGAGTTGCTGAAGATAAAGCATCCACACCGCGCTGTGCTAGACCATCCAACCCCTGAAAATGACTCTTGCTATGGAGCTTTTTTAAGAAGCTTTCGGTCTTTTTAAGATCACCTTTGTGTTTAAACTTGATCATCAGCAACTCCTAATTAGGTTACCCTCGAGTTCCAAGTCGGGCTCGTCTACGTGCATTCTCAGCTTTCTGCCAATTTGCACCTTCACGTCTTCCCATCTTCTTCTTTGGCGCATTATCTGTTTCTACTATTCTTATAAGAGTAAGAAGTCGATTCAGATGCCACTTTTCACATTCAAAAGGAATATTAAAGGCAACCATCCATGAATAAATAAGTTCTGACGTAATCGCTCTACTGCTTGGTGTGGTATTGGACTTATCTGAATTTTTACTGAACCACGTAGCAGTATGAGTGTCTTCTATATAGGCCCAAACTTCATTAAGCTGAGGCCTTCTAATAGCCAGGTACGAATTAGGATCAATATTCTTGTTAATCGTCATGCACCTGACATAATCGATTTCTTCTTCAAATGTCTTTGGATCTTTCCCCAGGAATGGTTTTTTCCACTTTGACTCCCATTTTGAAATTGATAGAAGAGAATGCTCAAGTTGAAGAGTTGTCTCCTTAGTGTCTATAAACTCTTGAGCAACCTCATCGTACATTTCACTGCTGGGGATTACTAGACTGAGCATTTGACGTCTTCGCTTCCATAGCCCGAGCCATGACATCTGCAGGAGCTACACCTTTGATGAATGCTTCTGCGGCAAGGTCATCTGTGATCAGCTCCATATACAGTTGGCTATAGGCTTCTGTCTGGGAAAACGCCTCGGCAAGTTCTTTAGTCTTAATAAACCGCTTGCCATCCAAAGACTTCTCACCATAACACTGCAAAATGAACTTTTTAAACAGCTTGGCAAGTTCTGCACGATCCTGAGCACTAATGATCTTATTAATAAAGGCAGCCATTCCACCGCCACCATCAGCACTCATTTCCATATCATAGATTTCTGCTTTCGTAAGATTGAAATAGAAATCTTCGGTTCTTTCATTACCGTCATAATCGGTGTATTTAATAGTCTTCTTAAGCATGTTTCTATCTCCTTTCTTCAAAAGAAAAGGGTGGCCAGCTTACCTGAATACCACCCTATGTTAATTAAGCAAAGATCGCGATAACTTCGGCGGGGGTAGGAAGTGTAGGCTCTTCAGAAGCGGTTCCATAAAGCTTGTCTTTGAGAGTCTGAAGTTTGGTCGCATCAACCTTCGTACTATCGATAACAATTGTAGAAGTGGGCTTATAAGCGACATTATTCACCACAACCGGGACAGGAGTGGTCTCAACTTCCCAGCTGAATGTAATAGCATCCGGACTATCATTGATAGTCTCGTAGCTCTTTTCAGACGGGGATGCCGTAGCGTTGTAAATCAGATGCAGCTTATAGGCTTCACCCTGCATAGCAACAGTATCTGAACCGATTTCCGTCCGATAGCACAGGCCAAACGCCTTACGCTCCTGCTGACCTACATACACGCCTGCGCTGATCTCCTTCGTACCATCGCACTCAGCAAACTCTTCAGGATAGGTATAAGCTTCGATGGTAGCACCGAAGGTTTCAGCAGAACGAAGAGATGCGTATTTTATGTTATCAGCATACAGGTCAGTCGGTTCTGCACCATCCGGGCTCTCAGAAACAGAGGTCAGGCCGTTCCACGCAACGCCATTTTCATAGCCACCGCCTGCGGCTGCCTTATACAGAACGCCATGGTTTACGCCAGCCTCATAAAACCGTTTACCGGTATCATCCCATGTAATCATAGCCATGGATATAGTCCTCCTTTAAAAGGTAATATAATAAGAATAGTAATAATGATTGCCATCGGTACGCTTCTCAATAAACTTTGCCGTAGGCATCTTGGCTAATTCCTTAGCCGGCTTACTATTGTCAACGTCATCGATTAGCGTAACTTTATACCTTCTCAAAAGAGAACCTTCTTCAAAAGCTTCCTCAAATATAATGTAAGGAATCACCGCATCGGTAAGGTCTTCTCCCTCTTTAAAGGTCATTCTGACGGCTTCTCTTTCAATTGCCGCGGTAACTGTGTCATCGGTAAATGAAAAAGTATCCCATTTCCAACGTTTGGTACAGTAGAGTGCTTCTGCAAATACTGCCCGTGGATCAATGGTCTTAAGAATCCATACAATCATGTCCGGGGTAAGCATCTGAGGGTCGGTTTCATCTGTACCGTAGAGAATATCTTCGATCTCCTTCAACTTCTTGGAATTAACTCTAGATGAATCAACCGTCATAGTCGAAGTCGGTCTTGTATACTCTGTAGCTATAGGGGTAGATTTAAACTCCCAGCTAAATGTAATGGCGTCTGGACTATCACTAATAGTTTCGTAGCTCTTCTCTGCTGGGCTAGCTGTAGCATTAAAAACAAAATGAAGTTTATAGGAAGAGGATAAGCCCTCGGCCGCGTTGCCTACTTCTGTCCTATAAACTAACGCAAATGGTTTTCTATACTGCTGCTGCCCTAAGAAAAGGCCCGGAAATACCTCCTTAGTTCCATCGCATTCAGCAAATTCTTTAGGAGCTTGATAGGCTTCAATAGTTCCACTGAAGTCCTCATTCTCCCTCATGCTGGCATACTTCATATTATCTGCGTAGAGATCTACAGGTTCCCCGCCATCGCTGCTGTCGGTAATGCTTGTAATACCATTCCACGCAACCCCGGTGCCCATATTGGGATACAGAACCGCATGATTAACTCCAGTTTCGTACTTACGATCTATTGGAGCATCCCATTCGATTTTGCTCATGATGCCCTCCCGGGAATTAATAATAAAGTTCTAAGTTCCAATGGTTGAGATTATCAGCCGTATAGAAACGGTCAAAGCTACACATCGGAAGGTCTAGAACTTTATCGGGTATCTTGCTATCTGGATTTCTGTCTATCACGGTCACTGAATATCTTTTGTATTTGATATACGAAAGATTATCAGCTGCCCTTGTGTCAATCTTAGATAGCTTATAGATAATACATGGGTAGGTTAGGAGTACTGAGGAAGATGGCTGGAAAAATACATGAAGTTTATTATCCTTTTGATACGGTCTGACGATTTCCCTTAGAATCTCATCAAGTTCCGCTCTCCGGTCCATTCCAAACACCCCCTAGGCTTAATATAAGTCGCGGTCGTTCAACATCCACGCTTGTCACTTTCCATTTACTACCCATCCAGCAGACATACTGGATGGCGAAGAAGTGATCGTAGGCGTACGGATCCGCAACTATACTGATCTTGTTACTCACGTTCAGATCGTCATTAAGACCTTCGCCTTTTTCCCACCGACGATTATTCTGAAGAACATCTCCATAATATTTCCGTTCGGTAATGACGAGATCTACAATGCTAGGGCCATGAGTTTCATCAACCGGTAACTCCTGCTGTAAGCCATAGCCTACCATTCCACAAAACTTCGCCATCAGTAGTCTCCTTTAATTATCAGGCCTTCTCGTAGTAGGTCCTGTAGATGTCGTGATCTTCGGCATCCTTACCGATCACAACCGGAACTGCATCAGTGGTCTTGATGTAGATGTCGCCCTCCTTGATGAACCAACCGCTAGCCTTCGGAGTAGAAGACGCAGTAACTGTCGCTTCAGTGTAAGTGGGCTTGCTGCCACCAACAGTAACCGCCATTGCAGAGAACGGCTTGGTCAGAGCACCAGAGAACCGAGTTTCAATCAGATACTTCATCTGGTTGTAGTCGATATCGAAGTCGTCAAACATGCTGACAGCTCCGCCCTTATCGGCACCAACGTTATAGTCTCTCAGGTCGACTGCAATACCAACCAGCCTGGCATTACCCTTCTGCTGATTTTCAAGAACTGGGCTCGATACGATACGATTGACGCGCAGCTTAGTGGCCAGCTCCTGCTCAGTCTTATACAGAGAATGACCAAAGCCATCTTCCAGAAGGAGCATCTCAGACAGCCAATCTTCAGTGGTGAAGAATGTGATGTTGCCAGAGCCCTTGTACTCCTTACGGTTCTTCAGCATGGCGCGGATAATGTTCTTAGCAGTGGCCGCATCGTCAACACCAGCGGTAACCGGGATCTTGATGGTATACAGATCGTCGTCACCCCAGATAGGACGAATATGCTCCGGAGAGATCTTGTCCTCATCAGTAGAAAGACGACCGTCACCAACCAGAATGGCACGAGCGCACTCTTCTTCGAGCATCAGACGCATCTCGCCCTTGATCCAGGCAACCACATCGAAATCAGTAATATCAATCACATCATCGCGATCGAGTTTCTGTTTCTTATAAATGGTCTGAGGATCGGTTGTACGCTTGAGCAGAGAGAAGACTTCTTCCTGCTTACGGTTGCCCTTCATATAACCTTTGGCACGAGCTTCGTCCATGGTGATATTAGCATACATGGATTTAATACGGCTGAAGGGAGTGTGATGAACGCCATCCATAACTACCTTCACCCAATCATTGTCCCGACGAATCCAATCGGGCGGGGTGTTCAGAGACTTGTAGTCCGGAAACAGGTAATCAATGTTAGCAACGCCATAGGTCTGCTCGGTGCCATCGTCATTATACAGAGCATGAGCCAGGACTCCACCGTCCATCATGTTCTCTTCAACTGCCTGCCTCAGAGAGCCAAGGCGACGAGCATCAGAGAAAATCGCTTCCATATCCTCATGGCTCAGGCTGTTGCGGGGGGTATCGTGTTCAAATACATTGTGAGACATTTCGTAGTCATCTCCTTCATAATAGTCATCTTCAGATTCATCATAGTAGCCATGCTCGACGTCATCATCTTCGTCATCCCCTGCAGCCTGGCCTACGAGAAAATACACTACATCTTTTTGTTCATCGGTCATCTCATCAAAGACGTCCTGAACGGTCTTATCTTTAGGCATGTCTTCTTCTCCTTCATCTTCTTCATCGTCTTCATAGTCAGAATCGTCAGCTTCATCGGCATCGTCTGAATCTGAATGGACAATGATCTCTTCGTCAGTGAAGATGTAAGCCTCATCCGCCTCTACCATTTCGCCGGTTTCGGAATGTTCAATAATAGGAACATCGATACGAGCACCAGGATTAGCACCGGCCATTACAAGACTTACTTCTCTAATGATTCCGTGGAGCACATCTCCACCATTCTGTTTAAGCTTATTCGCATAAATGGACAGATTAGTAATGTCACCATGCTGAACAAGTTCCTTGGCGAGCTTACCCATCTCAGTGTTGTTGAAGGAACCATAGGTATAAACGCCCTCGTCACGATTCTCCAGCAGAGCATGACCTACTACATTGGCAGGATTGTCATGATCATGATAGAAAATCAGAGGGACCTTCATCCCATCGCATCCTTTGAATGCATTCTTTCGAATGGTTCTACCATCAGCACACCTAAGATCGTTTCTAGTAGCCCAGCCGCTAAAATCGAATGCTTCTGGCATAATTACTCCTTCATAGACTCTAAACTTCTCATGGTCGTCTGTTAGTCTTCTCTAACAATAGTATACGTATATATCTGTATTATTGGTCGAAAAGTCTATTTAACTCCCATTTTGAATTTCTTCGTCATCTTCGTAAATGATCGGTTCGCCAGCTTCATCATAGCCAATGATTGGGAACCCATCTTCAGTGTATCCAAGAATCGGATCGCCTTCTGGGGTCACCTCTTCTTCTGGAGCATTTGGATCGTACGGCGGCATCTGCTGATTGATGTTACTATTCAACAGCATGTCTGCCTTAGGATCATCAGACGGTTTCATACCAAGCAGTCCTCTGAATTCATTCTTAGTGACAATCTCATTACGTGTGAATGCGTCACCAATGTCAGCAATGTCCCTAGCAGTGACCAGACTAAACCGATCTCTGAATGACATAATAGACTGACCCTGAGTTCTTGCGGTCTTGGTAATAAACTTTCTCTTAAACTCTCCAATGATAGCTGCACAAATCGGCTCGATAGTGTGATTGTAGTAGTTCAACATCTCCAAGTCGCTTGCAGTACCATTCATGATGTTCTCAGAAATTCCTAACTGGTTGAACAACATTTGAGTAAGATAGTCGATCTGATTTAACAGGTTATTCTCTAATGGACGGTTGAGCTGGGTAATCTTCTCTGTCGCATCCATATAGGCAATCCCGTATTTAGATCCTGTTAACTGTACTTCGATGTCTTTACGTCGCTTCTCAGCCTCTTCTCTTCGCATCGGAGACTTTACAGCGTATGGTAGCTGGATAATCAAATCCATCTTTCCAGATGCCGCTTGCTCATCAATAGCGTCCAGAAGGTTAAGCTTACGGATCAACCTCTGTGCTACTGAGTTATGCTCGTTCATCGTGGCATAGAATGGGTTCTCGATTATCCCTACCATTCTCTTTGGAAGTACGAGTTCTTCCTTGTTGCCCGTCTTCTGGTTATAGAGACGGACCTTTACGTGTTCCGGAAACCACTGTGTAATTCTCCCTACCCTAGCAGTCAAGACATCATAGGCGCTAGAGATCTTTGGATCTATTGTAGTATCTGTTGGAACTACGCAAATAACTCCATCATCGAACATTGACATTACAATATCCTGGATGAAGGCTCTACCCGTCTGGTCGAGATTCGCTTCAACAGTTAAGACATTATTTAAGCCGGAATTGACATCCTCCAAATATTGTTTGTTCTCATCAACTCTTACATGTCTGAATTCTATTGAAGCTACATCGACAGCCATCCGATTATAGATCGCAGTGACGATTGAGCGTTCGTTACCATGTGTCAATCGAGGACGATCGGCACGATACGAAGCTCCTCCGCCAGCATACGATCCTCTACCTATATCGGTCGGATCACGAGTATTTACAAATGCATTCCAGGCATGCATCAGCCTTTCTCTAACTGTAGGCATTAAAATTTCTCCGACTTAACTTTCTTCATAGATTCTTTAGGATTCAGGAAAATGACTGGATACTCTGCAAAATCTGCGTAATCTTCCATATCTACTACCGCGTCATATCCCTTATCTCTAAAATCTTTAAATATTTTCGAAGATTTATCGACATTTGTTAAATTCTCATTATAAAAACCTCTTAGTATCGATCGTCCCTCTTCTTCTCGACGAGATACGTCTTCTAAGAATTTTTTATCTTTTTTAGAAAGTGAAACATTTCTTCCGGTAAGATCCTTATATACCTCAAATGCTGTAGGAGCATCTCCTTTAGTAGCATCCCCCAACATGTCGTATACTTCAGCTACGGTAACGTCCTTAAAATAGTGTAGAGGTTTATAACCTCTTTCTATTTGTTGCTTGAATTTCTTTAATTCACTTACCTTTGTATCGCCGTATTCTTTTAACAAATGCTCAGTAACGTTTTTCGCGGATGCTATCTTAATATCTTTTTTAACTTTGTAAGTTTCTTCGTAGTAATCTGGTTCTGTACGATTTTGCATAGGTAACAAATCGGCATTATTTCGATAAGTTTCCCTATCTCTATCTGTAATCGATGTATACTTTCGCCTATCGTCTACATCTTCTTGAACGTTAGTAATGCGCCTTACCGTCATTCCTTTTTTAAGAATATCCGTATCGGCATCTTTTGAAGAAACTCCATGCTTCTTTAAATTTTCTTGTCGTTCGCTTTCGTATTTTTTAGCATTGTTATAAGCAAAGCTTCTTTCAACCAATTGCTGATATCTTTCTCGGCCCATCGGGGTCAAAGATCCATCCTTATTTTGGAATCGTCTTATTCCCCAACGCATGCCTAGTATTCCGTGATGGTAAAGCTCATTCATGAACTTCACCACCTTCTAGAATTTCCCGATTCGATACCATTACTGATAGCTACCGCCAATGGAATGGCCGTAAGAGTTAGACTCGAAACTATTCTAGCGCCACGTTTTATAGCTTTAACAGTATCTCTAGCTTTTCTTTCTCTGTTAGCTTTATTAGTTGCTTTTACAACGTTTTGTCTAGATACCGCCTCATCAAAAGCTTTCTTATAATCAGGGTTCTTCATCTTTTCAGACAACTGTCCTTTAAGAATCTTCCTACGGGTTCCAGCACCTTCGCCATAATACTGCTTAGCTTCAACATACTTCTTGGCGTCTTTATTAGCTTGTTTGGCTATCTTTTTGTAATATCTATCCTTACCAGCAGAAGTTAAAGTTCCGTCGTCATTCTGGAATCTTCTTATACCCCACTTCTGACCTCTAACACCGAAATGATACAGTTCGTGGCGATTCATATTATCACCTACTTAGACTTCTTTTTCTTTCGGCCATTAAGGAGATTATCAACAAGATTCCTTCCACGTTCGACGCCTTTGCTTGCAGCTTTCTTAGCGTTCCCAGCAACTTCTCCTGCTTTGGTTACGGCGCTATCGATCCTACCCCCAAGGGATTCCCTATATTTCTTATTTGACTTTTCAGCATTTTTCATATGAGTATATGATGATTTTGCAGCATTTCTTAATTGATCATCCGTCCATGCAAAACTAGGATACTTTTTATTAAAGTCTCTCATATTCTCATAATCTTCAGCCGCCTGTTTTGATTTGTGCAACTCACTAGCCGCATCCTGTTTATGACCAGACCCTGTAATGTTGTAATCTATAAATTTTTCGGCTTTACGTTTAGCATTTCCAACTGCTTCGCCAACATTGGATGCAGCTTCGCTTGCTGCTTTCCGCGCCTTATTAGCTGCTCCACGGGCTCCTTCGGCAATATCACCTGCGGCATCTCTGGCTTTATCAATCAAGCCACTAGCACTACGTTTGGCTTTATCTACATTGTATTTGGCAACTGCAGCTCCATATTCAGCAGCTCGCTTAGCTTTATCAGCTGCGCCCTGTGCTCCTTCAGAAATATCTTCTGCTACATCACGAGCTTTATCGATCAAGCTACTAGCTCCACGTTTAGCTTTACCAGCTGCTACCCTTGCATTCACACTAATGTCGCCAGCTACATCCTTTGCAGCTCTTCCGGCTCTATCCACAGCGCCACTTACGGCTTTCCGAGCATTACCCGCGGCGTCCCTTGCACGATCTGCTACGTCTCCGGCAGTATCCCTGACACGGTCACCAAGTCCTGCAAGGCCACGTCTAGCTTTACCAGCGGCTACTCTCGCATTGACACTAATATCACCGGCAACATCTTTAGCAGCTCTTCCAGCACGGTTTGCAGCATTAGCTACAACATCTCTTGCTCGACCTGCGGCGTTACGCGCATTCTCTGCTACTTCTCCAGCAGCCCTACGAGCATGCCGACTAGCAAGCCTTGCATTGACGCTGACGTCCCCAGCAACATCTTTAACCGCACGACCAGCACGTCCCACAGCGTTACGTGCTCCTTCTGCTACACCTCCTGCAGTTTCGCGAATGGCATTGCCTGCACGACCGGCGGCATTACGGGCATTTCTTCCAAATCTGCTGGCAGCATCTCTTGCTCGACCCGCAGCTTCACCTACTGCATATCTTGCTTGATCAGCTCTATAGCCAGCTACCTGGCGTGCACGATCCATCTGGTAGTCAAGTTCTCTACGTGCATCAGTAGCTCTTCTACGAAGGTTTCTTCCAGTTTCTTCAGCCGCTTCACGAGCACGACCATAAGCTCCACCAACAGCAGCTCTTGCAGAACTATATGCATTCCCAGCTGCAGTACGAGCGCTGTTATAAGCGTTGCCTGCGGCACGACTTGCATTTCTTGCGGTACGCTGCATCGCATATCCAACACGGCGAGCGGCACGACCTAAACCTCTACTGGATCCAAAAGATCTTCCTGCACCGCTTCCAGAACTAGATCCTCCGCCAAAACCTTCATCTCCAAAAATATCTTTGCCCCATTTCATTCCTTTACGGCCATAATGCTGGAGTTCATTATCATCATGACCAAAGGGCATATTACCAATGTAATAAATAGGCATGTTAGTACTCCTTAATCGTCTCTACCTAAAATTTGCATTGCAAGAATAATATTTGTATTACTAGGTTCCATACCTAAGGATTGCAATGCTCCAGCACTCCATGCTGCTTCAAATTGCTTTAAATATGTCAGCATGGTTGGATCTCCTGTCTTTTTATACTGTTTCTGGATCTTATACATAGTATCCGCCAATTCTCTTGAAGTTTTATTAGGATGCCTTCCGGTTTTAAGATTCCCCCAAGAAAGGCTTACCCAATCTCTCAAATTCTGGCGTTGCTCTTTTCCCCAATCAGTATTATCATTGGCTATTTTTCTAAAGAACTTCTCTTCGCCTTTAGCTTTCTCCGTAGAGATTTTTCTAGTTGGTTCTGAGTTATCACCATATCGTTCTTTACCTTCAGAAGTAAGTGTGCCGTCTTTATTCTGGAATCGACGTACACCCCACTTTTGACCTAAAATGCCAAAATGATAAAGCTCAGAAGAATACATCGTATTTCCGACTTTATAAACGGGCATACCTTTACTCCTTAATCAAACGCTTCCATGTTTGCCTTCCATGCTACGTAGGCGTCCATCATGGCTGCGACAAGGTCAATCTTCTCGTCGTTCCTACGCTTCATTAACTTACGGTTTCCGTTAGTATCAACTAACGCTATGGCATTCCCCATGCAGAATGTCATGATAGACTCGTCAAATAATAGCATTCTTTCGCTTGCAAGAGTCTTTAATTCACCAAGAGGTACTGATTCGGTCTTAGCTCCCTGAATAACTTTCTCAATAGCATACGGACCATTCTCCAGTGCCCAACGCTCAACAAATTCTTTAGCATTGTATGGGTCATAACCAAATGCTCTGACATCATACATAGCAGTTTCTCTGAATTTGTCCAGGTCTTCGTAGACCTCGATCATGTTAAGAATATGACCGGGCATTACTACAAGGGTTCCTTCTTCTATGAACTCGTTATACTTTTCTCTCATTGCCGGCTGAAGTTTATTAAGAGTCAGCTCAGTAATATAGCATCGAGCCTTAACACCAAATTTCCCTTTATCCAATGGGAACAGAAAAGTAAATGCACAGAAGTCATCGCCTCTTGACAAGTCGGCACCAAGAGCACATGGCATTTGCCAGAAGTCTCTCCGTGTATGTGGAAGGGTTTCTTCATAAGTGAAGTAATATGTATAACCTTCCATTGGGATTCCGAATCTCTTGGCCAATATATCGTTCCTAGCAGCAGGTACCTTTTCAGCTCTTTCTACTTCTTGCTGATAAGTCTCATAATCAACAGTCTTTCCCAAATTAGGTTGAGCTTTTACCCACATCCTAGGATCATTAATTTCACGGACGTCATCAAGCTTATACCACCAGATGGAAACATGAGGATTGTAATAAACACCCTTGAGAATATCATCTAATTCCATCTTTATTGTATCACCAACTCCATGACGAACAGTTCCCTCAGAACTCAATGCAAGTATTACATAGTCATGGATCTTGGCTGCGCCCTGTTCTAGAGCACCTATAGGATCTTCTCTAACTTCTCCGGAAAGCCATTCGTCAATAGTGTTGACTTTCGATCTTAGACCCTGAAGCTTATCTACTGACATCGGTCGAATCTCTAATAACGATCCAGTTAAGAAGTTTTCAATACCTTTCTTCGTAGATGCCAGCTTTACACGTTTAGCTTTTGAACCTGTGGTATTTTGAATCGATCCTTCTGTGAGAAACTTAAATAACGGTCCTCTTGACCGAGTAATGGCTGTCTTGAATGGTGACAAGGTTTCGTCCGCCTGCTTCATTGTTGGAGCAGTGGCAACCTGATGAGTTGTTGTTGTATCTACATTCAAGAAATAGCTCTGAATGTCCGAAGCATAAACTGATTTGGCTGCAGATCTTGCAACGATTATGAACTGCTTATTCACTAATCGGTTCTTAACTCTTCTTCTTACATAAGTTCTGGATTGTGGATCGTATACTGATTTCTCTACATAATAGAACCATCCGAATAGCTGTTCGCCCCAAAGCTTAAATGTGTCAAGAAGATGCTGATCTGCACCATCGGTAAGGGTTAGCTCGTTCTCACAATAAGCTATCCACCCTTCTACTGCTTCATCGTCGTAATATACCCCAGGATTCCTGATTAACTCATCTATCCTGTTCATTTCCAGAGAGATCTTCTCATTAACTGGGATCTCTCCTCGAATCACCTTTTCACGAAACTCTCCATAGTATCTAGGAGTAGCTGTATTGGACAGCATTACTTATCCTTCTGTCCCTTCTTCGGATTAACAATATCCTGACCAGCAACGGCATTAACTCCAGTGCCAAGAGTATAGGTGACGAGCTGTGTAATAATGTTTTCACCGCTCTTCTCTATAATTCTGGCAACCATCTTTCTGCCTTTGCTTATATTCTTATCCCGATTCTTTGCTAACTCATCCAGATACTCGTTTTCAAGTCTAAGGCGATCTTTCTTCTTTCGAAGTTCATCATCAGATAATCGTTTGTAAGCTGTACGCTTATTAACTTTTTCTTCAGCCTTGGCTTTAGAAGCAGCTCTACGCTCTTTAATCTTCTTAGAAACCTTGCTGAAAATTCCCCCTGGTTTTTTCTTAGCTTTCTTAGTCAAGCTTTTACCAGTAGAGAGTGAACTGTCCAATGGATAAGGTGGACCATTCTTAACGCCCCAATGAGCACCTTTAACCTGATAATGTTCCAGGTAGTCATTGACCTGCATCATAATCCTCACTTTCTGCCTGAATCCTGAGACGCCATCCAAGTTCATTGATACGCTCATTGTAGGCCGACATTACTGAGGAATTGCTCGGTGGGTCAAACGTATTCCTCACAACTAAATAGACATACTCCTTTATGGATTCAAAGGCTGTGCTATCTGTGACGAAATCTCCCCACGTTTCATCCTGACCAGTGATCCTGAATCCTTCCTTTGGACCGACCCCAAGTTGGTTCAAAGTAAAAAGTGCTGAGTTGATGAAGACCATAACATCCATATCGAATGCATCATAGTCTGCGTCAAGTCCCAGCAATTTCTTTATTGTAATAAGAATGCTTTCTTCCATAGAGCACCTTCCGCTACTTCCAAGGACAGGTGTCCCCGGGTCTTCTCTTGATCAATCCTTTAGGCAGTAGTTCAGCATCTCCATAATGGATAGCTTTATGTGTAATATCAGCTACACAAACTACATACTCGGGATTCATGATGTCTGGATTGAAATCTTTAATGTCTTCTATAGAGATTGGGTTTAGGTGATGGATTACTATGATGCCATTAATTGGAAAATCCTTACATGCCATATCATTGCCTTGGTCACGCAGGATAATATCCCTTCTAAACTTTCTCCACTCAGTACTACTGTAGAAACTCTGGTTCAAATATCTATCCCAACCGAAAGTTTCTTCTCCAACATTGCCATGGAGCTTAAGGTAATTGAAACGATCCATGTAATCGCTCATTCGAATGAGTTCACTATAGGTTCGGATCATGATTGTCCTCGTAATCGTAGTTCTGATGGCCACCATAGATGCCCATAGCCTTGATAGCCTGTTCGTATAGTTCTTCGCTTCGTTTTGCTGATTGAATGGCTTCTGTTTTAGCCTTAAGCAGCTCGTTTTCCTGCTCCAGTCGTGCTATCTCTAACTGCTCTCTCGCTGTAGCGAGCTTCAGATAGTGGGTAATGACCTGAGAAGAAGCGGTACGGTTACGAAGTTGCTCTTCAGCTACATCAATAGCCAGAGCAATCATCTGATTCTCCCTGGCTTCTGTAGACATTGCTGGGGCAGGTTCTATACGTGGCTCGATAACAGTCTTTTTAGCTCTTGCCAACGTTCTCAAACCTCCAAACCAAAAAGTTTAAAGGGACTTATAGACCACTTTTCAGCGAATACCTATAAGTCCCTTAAGAGTTTTTAATGACTCACAAACGATTCTCTGGCACTTTTCAAGGGATACCACCGACTTTATGAACATCTATTAAGGAGGAAAAGTTCAGTGAGAAGAAGTAACCCGAATAAAAGAGGTGGTTTGCAGTGATACCCCCTGAAAAGTACCAGAGACCGTCTAAAATATAATCCCCCGGAGAAATTTTGGAG